ATCATCTCCATCATTGATGGTTGCTTCAATTAAATTGCTTTCTCCAACAGACGCATACATCCCTAAAGCAGACTTTAATATTCCATCTGGATAATAGCGTAACTGATTATCCTTGCCTTTAATTCTTACATTACCATAATAAGCTCTTCTATTAAAAACACAAGCTGTTTTCCATCCTGTTCCATCAGATTCAAAACCAACAGGTTCATCCCATGCTAGTTGATACTTATGATAGAAACTTTGAAACGTAGGTACTGCCTTATATATTATATGGTCAGTTATTGGTCCACCAGTTGAGCTTGTATAACTGGTTCCATAATGAGATACATTTCCATGAGTCGTAAAATCCTTCCATTTTCCTGTAGCAAAAGACTTCCATCCTTTATTTAGGTCAATTTCGCAAATAAGATAGATATTGTTAGGGTCTGTGTTTGTAAATCTTGCATATATCTCTACTCCCTTTAGGCGTGTATTTAATACACCGTCTTTTTCAGACAATCCTGTCCAAGATGCATTATTGCCTTTCCCACTTATTAATTGTGGACCAATGCCAACGTGTATTCCCAAAGCACAAGAATCCGCTTTTGGTGCAGTCGAAAAAGGAACATTTGTAGAATCAGCTCCAGTATTCCCTGCGTTATATGTATGTTTATAAAATTGCTGTGGTTGGCTAACAAATCCCCCTTCGTATAAATAACTAAAATAGAATTCTGTTAATTCCTTCTTTAAAAAAGAACCCTCCATTAAGGTACCTGCTTCCCCACCTTGCCCATCTATCCAATCATATTGAATCTTAATACCCAAAGGATGACTTGCCCATGTGCTTGATGAATTAGGAGCACTTTTTATTAATGTCTCATCACCAGATAAATCTGTACCAGATGAATCTTTAAACTTAAATAGACCATCTACTTGTGTAGCAATATGTGTATCCTGCCCTTTTAATGCAGTAGTAGGACTATTTGTTAGTTTAACTCTGTAAGGGGAAGGACATAGGGCATCTGTATTAAACCCTAATGCCATTTCAACTTGAGGGCTGTTGCTATTGTAATTATTATTTACGCTGTCAAATTGCGTTTTTAAATATGTATGATTCAGGTCTAAATATCCAAACCATTGAGGTCTGTTTCCTGAGTTAAACGTAACGTCACTTGCAAATAAACTACCTTCTGCGTCCATGTATGAAATATCTACATTTGTAGAATGGTCCCAATAATACAATTTAACATCTGATAATGCTGAAGTTGTTTGCTTACTTAATGTAATTGTAGCTGGGGAAGCACTCGAATCTTGAGCAGTAATGGTAGTACCAGGGGAAATACCAGAACCTCTTACATTCTTCCCAACTAATGATGGATGACTACCAGTAGACATACTAGCATAGGTCGCATTTGTTCTGGCGTTATCAGCATTAACAGTTCCTATCCATTCAGTAGGTGTAAACTTTAAATCTAATTGCCATTCTATCCATGTATCATTTTCCATTGAATAAACAGTTCCCATTGAGTCTTGATTTGTAATCGCAACTAAATGCTGATACCTTGCTCCACTTGATATATTATTTCCTAAGTCGACAATATCTGTCTTTGTTACTGTTACTTCTTTTATACCATATGCTTTAACTGTATCAGAGTCTTGAAAAATCCTAACTTTATCATCAATTAATTCAAATTTTATCTGATGGTCTGATGGTATCCCATCTATTATTCCATCAGCATCATAAAATAATCCTGTTCTTACATCAACTGCACTTTGACCAATTAAAGTTGTATAATTTCTGGTGTAGGATGTAAATGAAGATTGCCCAACATTTGTATAGTAAGTAATTGTGACTCCATATGTCGCAGTTTCAGTACGAGATATATTTGTTAATTTATATTCCCATTCGCTAAACTGCCCAAAGCTTGGTGCATCATTCATCACATAAGTAAAAGCACCGCTATGTTGAGTTAGGTAATTACTTGCATCTGTTAGTTGAGACATAAAGCTATGCCCATCAGAACTTGGGGCTAATTGAAAATAAGTGTATTCAGTTCCATCAATAGTTTTTTTGGGGTCAGCTATATTTGAACCACCTACTAATCCATATCCTTTTCCGTGTGCGTAATTAATTGCCCCAGTTGTATTCTCAACAGGAAAATTGATATTTATTTTTCCATAATAATCCCATTCGATAATCATTTTATAAGCATACGCATCATTCTGACTTGCACTTGCATTAAAAGGAGTTACTCCAAATTCAATAGTATTAGATGAACTATTTGCAGTTCCACCATTTGGAACAGACTCAACTTTAAAGGCACCTCCGTTTCTTTGACCTAATGGATATACTTTTGTTCCAGAATCTTCATCTATATAATTAAAATTCTTTCCTCTAGCATTGTCATTAGGGTCATCTGTGTAGACTGTGGTGTTACTTTCAAATGTTTTGGTAGCATCTAACCAGTCTCCATGAAAAGTTCCATTCATATTTACTGCTTGACTACTGTTTGCAGTAAATCCATGTACTCCATTTGAATCTACTGGACCAAAAGAAGCTTTAACTGTATCAGAGCCATTTAGTCTAGTGTCTCCACCAGCTAAAGTTTTAAAATGCCAAGGAATAGTAGGGTCTGTATAGTCTGATGCTTGATTTGAAGATGGTAAATAATGTTTATGAGCCATTTTCTCTAAAGCATTTAGAGTTAATCCTTGAATGGAGTTTTTGGGTATTTTTGCTTCAAACTGGTCATATCCAGATGAAGAGCTACTTACAATAGTTCCTGAAAAAGGGTTATTAACTAATGTGTTAATAATATATTCATCTCTATCGGCATCTTTAATAATTAAATTTCTTTCTGACCAATCAACTGCTGTATCACTTGTAGGAATTGGCGATTGAAATGGAGTAAAGTATAATTCCATATTCGCTCTTTTAGATTGAGCTTTTTCCGTAGCAGTAGGTACTGCCATATTTGTATTCTGAGTAGAACTTGATAAGTTCATATCAGCAGACCAGGAATGAATATTTTTTTTGTACCCATCAGGTAAAGAAGTATCTACTTCATTTGTTGAAGCTAAGTTTTCACTAGGTATTACTACTAATTTCCCTACACTATCAGCTATGAAATTGACACATTCTTTCATCTGATTGTCTTTTAAGACTAGACTATCTACGCCTTTAGCAACTCCCCCACTAAAATCTCTGATTGATTTTGACTCTTTAGGCACTTATTATTTTTCCTCCGTAAGATGTATGACCATTAACAATATCGAGAACAACCAGATTAAAGTTATTGTTGCTAAAAATATCAATAATACCAACGTTATGAGTCCAGTTTGTGGGTCTGCCACTTAAATAATCTTTTGTCATATCGGTTAAACATCCCATTGAATACGCCATGTGTGGTCCATTAATGTGGGTGATGACTGCTTTTTGGCTGTCGTGTGTGTGCCCATAGATGATGTTGCATCCCATTTGTAAGGCGTGAGTTCTTGCATGGGCAATTCCCATGTAGTGTCCTCCATGATAAGCGTATAACTTGCTTCCAAACACTTTAATGACTTTACCATAGTCAGCCCACTTGTATCCACGTTCAATGAATTTAAAGGCTGTTTTTGAATGGTAATGGGTAAGGTATGGGTTTTCGTCAACGAAGTAGTCAAACCATTTTTCATGATTTCCTTGGGTGAATTGTTTTTTCTTACACCCCACTTTGTCCAAAACTTCATCAATTCTATCCAGACCAGAATTCCCCTCTTTAATTTCTTTATCAATAAACGGAAGTTGATATTCAAGAGGTGGACGTTTCTTTTTACGCCATTGCCAATGTGATACAGATGCTCCATCAATTACATCTCCTATCAACAAAAACGCTGAAGGTTGTATTTCTTCTATTACTTTTAAAGCACATTTAAATGCCTTTTCGTCATGATTTGGAAAATGGATGTCTGGAAAGACAACAACTCGTTCTTTTATTTTCATGTAGTTTCTCTTTATTCATAAACTTTCCCCAACAACCCCTTGCTAATATCATCTTTCATTTTAAAAATATCATAATTTTCCCATTCACTTGGCTGTATCAAAAACCTTTGCAATGCATTATTCATCATGTTTTGTTTTGATTCTAAATGCATATCATAGTCAGTTGTAGTGCCATATGTTTGTTCTGTAGGAAATAAGCCTTCTAATATACCATATTCTCTATTTTCTTGTGCTTTTGGAAGGTAAGTAAGCCTATCCAAAAAAGGTGCTTTACTAGGGTTTTCTACCATTTCAACATTATGGTATCTACTTGGTGCTTCTCCCCATAACCAATCTCTTCCAGTTTGAGGAGTATATTCCATTCCAGCTCTTTTTAAATTGTTTCTTAAAATTGCCAATGCCCCTGTTTCAGCATCTACTTCATGTTCTCTATTATGCCAAGGCAAAGAAGTATCGTATCTTTCATCCGTAAAATTTTGATTTTGATGTTTTCTTTCATGCCAATATGTTTTTTCCCAATCTGATATATTGTATCTATCACCTAAAGGTTTTGAAGGCATTACAATTTGTCGTCCACCATCTAAAGTGATACCTCTAGTATCAGGAAACGTATCTTTATAAACATTTGGATTAAGAAATACATCAGGAAGAAGACCAGCTTCTCTATCATTATGAGATTCATAACCAGTATTATAAAAATGCATATCATCTCCAGAGGAAATCCCTTCGTTTATTCTAGCCATTTTATTATACTGTTCTTTATTCATACTTACTCCATTAATTCAAAGTGGACCAAATCGTCAAAAGAATTATCCTTGGTTGTGCGTTGTCCTTTAAACATAGAAGAGGCATTCCAGTCGCCACCCCAACGAACCTTATATCCAAGCCTATTTGCAGTAGCTAAGACCCATCCTCCTAAGTAATGAAAATCATCTCTTGCGTCCCAGTCTATTGGATATGGACAAATATCTACTGCCATTCCTTTTACGTGTTTTCCAAATTTCGTTTTGCTTTTTCCTTCAGCAACAAGCTGATTCTGTCTTTCTTGGCTTCTTTTTCCCTCAATGACGGTGATATCAAAATACTTACATACTTCCGTAAGGAGATGAACCAGTCTTTCATCTACTCCCTCCAATCTTTCTTTGCTTCTTCTACCTAGTCTAGGCATTATTTACTTCCAAATACTTTTGAGAAGAATCCTTTCTTTTTCTTTTTCCCTTTCTCAGATAACTTTTTTTTCTTCTTCTTTTTCTTTTTAATGTTATCATTTGATAAAGCATATTCAAATTTGGCATCTTCTTTCGCTATCTCGCTTCCCATCATAGAACCTGGATTTGCCAAAGCACAAGTAATAATTATCGTATATACTGCATTTAAGTCCATTATATTTTTGCTCCACTAATAACCATTACTAATACTTTTTGAACAATATCAGCTACATCCCTAAAGATAGGGGCTTCTTTTTCATCACTAGTAAAAGGTATATTAATAGCTTTGTCCATCCATTCTGCTATTAAGATTTCAACTTCATCACTTTTAATGTATTCTAACAGTTCACCTTTTACAGCATCAGCTTGTTGTTCTGCCATTTCTGTTGCTTTTGCAACAATCATCTTTTTAAGATTCATCTTTATCTTTCCTTATGTTTATTATTTTATGTCCAAGGTATACAATCGTCATTATCCCAATAATGCATTGTAGTATCAAATTAATATTTGCTAAATGAATGCCATAATTGGCAAACGATAACGCTGAAACTTTTAAACTATCCA